ATTAATCTTTTCCATTGTAACTCCCAATTACCTGATGGTGTAGGTTCAAATTCTGAAGCAACATAGTTGTCTGTACTTTTGTACATATTATTAACTGTATTTGTATCAGATACTAGATCATGGCCTAACATGTAAATCTCATCTGGTTTTTCTAGTTTTGAAGCAATGTAACCTGTTGTAGGTCCACATGCCCAACCATCATCAACACCGTCTGGTTCACACTCTCTTATGTCATAAGATTTATCTGGTTGTTTAATCCAAGAAACATAAACGTGAGCATTGTGTACTTTCTTTTTTATACGTTCTCTATCACCACCTTGCTCTTTGGCCTTTTTAAGAATTGTAACAATACCATCTATTGTAGAGCCGTGTGTAACAAATTCTTGTGACTCACCTTGTTCGTTTGATTTTATTAAATCAAAATCTTTTATATCTTCAAGGTCTTGTATTGATGCCATACCTTCTACAATACTTTGATATAACATTGTAGGCACTTTTGTCCATGCTCTGAAATAGCATGGTATTTTTTGTGCAATGCCAGAGTGATAAACTTCGTGTATCATACCACCATCAACAGCAGTTAATACGTCTATCAATTCGGGATGATCTCTATATATGGCATTACACCCATATAATTTACCATGTGGCTTTAAAAGACTTAAATCAAAATCTTTTCTACTTTCACCATTGCCAATTAAAAATACTCTATTCATCTTTTTCTCTATAGTCTTCACCAAGAATATCTTTTAATATTAATTCAGACCAAGTGTCAGCATCCATTTTTGATACTTTAATATCAAATTTTCTAGGTGGTATAAAGTATTGATTAGTATCCTCATATCTACCTTCTTCAATTGTATCCATCCATATAATATAATGAGGTGAAAATAAACGTCTTAATCTAGGTCTTGGACAAATAAAGTCAGCAATAACATAATCATAATCTAAAGCTAATTTATCTGCTAACTTTTTCATTCTTTTAGTTTGTCTAAGCCTACCTTCAGCAGTAAAGTCCCAATCGTTATGTGCCTCTCTTATCTCATCAGCATTTAATAATGGTGCCTCTAATTTATCTGCTAACATTTTCGCCAATGTAGTTTTACCAGAACCTGGTAGACCCATAACTAAAATTATTTTACCCATTACTTTCTCTTGTTATTAAATTATCAGGTTTATCAATAGGCATGCCAGTTCTATCAAACCATTTGTTTTTTACATTATATACATGACTCATTGTACCATTAGATAGTTTGATTGATCTTTTATCAATCTTACCATCATAACTTGTGCCATCTTTTAAAATTAGATTTAGTGTGCCATGTAGATTTTGATATATTCTATCTATTGTTTTATCGCCTATTTTATTTGACTCAGGTGTTACTGGTTTTTCACTCATACAAACACCTCTTTCATAATAAATTTACATTTTGTTAAATTGAAATTAACAAATGGTTTTAACTTGGCAATCTTAAATGACTTTTCAGGCCAGATAATAGTTTCAGCAATTTCTTTATCCCAATTTTTACAAAACGACAATATCTTATCCAAGATGACGAATGTTTGTACTGCGATTTGTTCAGAAAGAAGTAACCGTAACAATCTTGGATGTTGGCCATTAGATATGCGAAAAACATCATCAAAAGAAATCCTATCAGCATCAATGACATTACGCAATAATAAGCAATCGTTTCTAAAATTGTATGTAAATGATTGATTAAACTTTTTCCACTTTGTATAGTTTGTTTCTCCATCAGCTCTAACTAAGTTTCCTATCCATGTTTTTGAATTATGAAAGAAATTACAGACAAAATATTCTAACATTTCTTCCTTATTGTATTTAGTTGTAAGTTTATGAAAGAAAAATCTATCATTACGCTTTAAAAATGTGTTAAAAGATGCATTAACTTTGGCATTGTGTTTGTAAAAATCATAATTAGAGGAAGTGAAGTGTAGTTTAATAGCCAAATATAATGTGTAAGCTTCATAACTGTTCATATAGGTAAAACTGCGGTACTTGATTTTTCAACCATGTTCAGTTTTTGTGCCTCTTCTTTTATTTTTTCTTTAAGTGGTTTGTTTATAAGTGGACCGACAGATGATAAGTCAATATCATTTTCTTCACAGTATTTAATAACTGCATCCATATAAGGTATTCTTTGTTTCTTAACCATATCTTCTATGATTAAACCAAACTTTTTACTATTCATTAAATTCATACATTTATTATATCATTTGTGAGTGATTTTGTCAAGCCTGTTTCTGTTACTCGGTACAGGCAAACCGTTTAGCAGTATTAAGCTGCCATCGCTAAATTGTTAGCATTTATAAGATGACTTTACGTTGTCAGCGATTAAACTCCAGTAAGTTTTAACTGTATGTCGAACCTATTTCCACCCCTTAAATTTCATTGTTTAAATGGTGGAGTGGTTGGGTATTGCACCCAAGTCCATATCAGGTATTTTCTTACCTTCAACGTTTAATTCGGTATGTACAAATCAAATGTATGAAACAATAAACATCTTTCACTAGCATTTGGTACATCTATTGTAGCTGTAGTTTGTCCACTTTCACTGTTTACATAATAAGTTATCATATAAACAGGTTTACCAGTTTCTACCATACCTTCTCTTCCTAAGGATATATTTGACGGTTTAAAACTATAATGATTTAAATAACTGTCGATATATTCTGATGAAGCACATAATACTGGTGCTTGTGTCATATAATATTCACCAAGATGTTCTTCATGGTCTGCATATGCTACACTAGCAATTAATAAACTTAAAACTATTAATATTTTTTTCATAATTCCCTTTAGCTGTTAAGGTCGCAAGTAGGATAAAATAACTCACCTTTTTAATTAATTCGACTATTGACTTTATTAATTATTTATACTGTGGGTATCTAAAAAGTCTTTAGTATGTTTGTAAAATAAGTCTTGGTGATCTTTAATTTTATCTTCACCATGTAACCATTCTTGTACAAATCCATCTTCACAAGCAGCCAATATAACAGTTTGTTCTATTTTCTTTTCTGGATACAATTCTTCAAACATTTTAGCATATGCTGAACATTGTAAAAAGTTACCATAATTGTAATCAGCGTCACGTCTTTTTGTAGATGTTTTAAAATCAATTACAGACAGTTTACCCTTATATTCAGCAATACAATCAACTTGTCCTGCGACACCTATCTCTTTTGAGTAAATAATTTCTTCTAGCATATGAATATTGTTTATTCTTGCTAGATATGGTTTTATAATTCTAAAAAGACCAAGTGGTGTAACAGCAGTTATACCTACATTTTTATCATCTTCATTTCTTAAATGATTTTCTATTAGGGTATGTGTAGTTTTACCACGTGTTGTAGCAGAAACAGAAATATAGTTGGCCATTTTTACACCAACACTTTGTCTCCATGCTTCAATCTTTTGTTTTCTATCTGGTATGTTACCAAGAATAGAAGTAACAGAAGGCATATTAATGCCGTCAATTTCATATATTCTAATACCATTTTGGTTCTTACCTTTTTTACCTAAATTTTTAGGTAAAATACTTTCATCTAACTTCACATAATCATATGCCATAATATACCTTCCTTATTAATAATATATTCATTATATCACAAAATACAAGATTGGTCAAGCACCTATATACCTTTCTGCATATATTGATCTATAATCTTGTCTTGTTCTATTTTTTTGTCATTATTAAGACGTTCAAACGCTCAGCTGGGATCGTACGGTTCATATACCGTCTTACCATCATCATTTCTGTATGCTCTTAATACTTGTTTTCTGTTGTCATCAGCATTCTTATATGAACAATGAATCCAACCGCTGTTAGGTTCTTCTGGATTATGATATTCCAATATTAGTTGATCAAAATCTAGGTTGTCAATGATATATTTTGCTAGTTCAGCATTCGGCACACCAAAGATTTCAAAATCAGCGGCTTGGCCTTTGGCATGCTGTGATTTCGCACTTGAACCTATTTTTAAACATAGTTCAGGACTTCTATATCCTGATGATACAGATACTACTTTGCCATAATGATCTCTAACTTTTTGTAGAACATTATCACAAAGTTTTTTTAAGTTATCCATATGATCTTCGCTTGGATTATTACTAATACCGTGTCTATCTGCTGTTTGTGAAGCAGTAAGTTCTTTAAGCGAAAAGTTTTTGCTTAGTTGCATTTAGTTTTTCCTTTGCTTTTAATTTAATTTTCTTCAAGGTTCTTAGATCATACCATAATTTGTTTGATCGGTCTTGTTGTCTTTTTGACTCAATCTCATTTACTGCTCGTTTTAGTTCTTTATGATGAGCTTTCACTTCTAACATATTACCCCCTTGTTAGTTTTAACAATTTGTCCATCTGTGCCTTGATGATTGGTCCTCTATTTGGCCAATGTATGTAAGGTTCGTTGGACTTTGAAAGATTATATAAAAATGGTAACATAATCTTTTCAATTTCTTTAAATCTTGCCTGTGTATCAGCGTCCTGTATCTCTTTTGTTACTGTATCTTTTTCAGCAACAATCTGCATAACTTCATTCATAGCAGATTTAATATCAGAAACATCTGATTTAATTTTTGCTAGTTCTAAATTTGAATTTTCTATAACACTCGGGTCAATGCTGGGTTGTGTTTCTTCAGCTGGTTTAGATGATACAGGAGTAAAACCAAAGTCAACATCCGTATCAAACTCTCTCATAAAATCAGGTATATCTGCCATTGTTTTTCTCCTTAATAGTTGTGGGTAGGTTATCCAAGCAGGATAACCCACCGTTGTGAGGTTTGTACAATAAGCGGATTGACCTATTCGACTCAGGTATACGACCGTTGTGTTTCGGTTGCTCGCTCTGTACTATATTATTTATTTTTTGCACTACGTCTAGCCTTGTACTTTTTTATTGCTTGTTCTGTTTTAACTTCTTTTACTGATCTTTTTCTATGCTGTTGTGCTAAAGGACTGTTAGGATGTGCTTCAGCAATTCTGCTTAAATTATCTTTCCAACCACCATCAGTTCTATAACTCATACCACTTACACCACCAACAATATTTAAACTGGTCAGTTGTTGTTTGATATGTTTATTTTTTTCTAAATAATCTTCCATTTCAGCAATACTCATCATATCGGTAAATGTTTTACCTGTCTTGGTATTTTTAAAAGTATATAATGGCATTATTTTAAAGATAGATGATAAGATAGTTGACTTGTAGCTTCAAGCATATCTTCTAAAATACTTTCTAAATCAATTTGTCCTACTATGTCTTTTGACATGTTAGCAATTATATTTGATTGTTCAACAACTTCTTTTTTTACAATCTCTACATCAGCATAATTTTTAATACCTGATCTCAACTCAGCACTAAAGTTAATTCTTTTATTATGTTTACCTTGCCATGTTTCAACAAATCGGTCATTAAGTTCATTAAATTTTGTATAGTACTCACCTAATGCTTCGTGTTCAGAATATGATTCTGTTTGCCAATGATAACTTTGTACGTTATTTAAAAAGTTAATATTGTTTTGTATAAAATTTATTATTTCATTCATATGTTTATTTATCCTTCAAAATCCTACCGTAGTTTGGCCAACCAAATTTATCGTGTGATTCTCCTACATATCTCCATCTTATCACACCTGTGTTAGGATTTCTTTCATAGATTTTAGGACGTTCTATTTTCGTTTTCTTTTTTTTGTTCATTTTTAATTCCTTCAGCAAACCACTCTGGCATTTTTGCTGGTGATTTCCATGTAGCAAATCTTTGCTTCTTCATTATATAGTACTTACGATAAGACGCAACCACATCACCAGGTACTTTACATTCATCTGGCATTGCTGGTGTAGCATCTGTACCTACAACACTAACTTTAGCGTTTTTAGGTGGATGTTTAAGTATATCACCTAGTTTTTGAATAGTTAAATGGTCCTTTGTATGATTGTATCTTAACTTGTATTCTTCGTTAAGAGCCATCATGTGTTTATATAACCATATATAATTGTATGCTGATTGTAATACCCATTGTGTAGATGGATGATTTAACCAACCTGCTTTGTAGATAATTGCTTCTTCATTTGAGTTATCAAGTTTCCATCTTTTAATATTTCTACCATTCTTTGTTTTTGCCATGTATTCAGTACCATCGAGTACACGTTTAGCAGTACACAACATTTGAGCAGACTCAAGTATCATTTTGACCACATGTTTATCTAAAAGCATTTTAGCAGCTTTTACTGGATCTTTGTCAACATAAAATATATTCATTAGTGTATCACCTTTCTGAAGTAATCCATGGTACCATACTTCTCACATAATTTATTTAGAACATTAAACCAATAGTTTTTTGCCCAATCTGTATTAGCATTTTTACAAGCTGTTTCTGCATTTGATATTCTTCTAATCTGATCTGGTGTCAAACTAGGTAGGTTTAATCTTTTTATATCATCAATTGTAATCATAGTATATAGTATATATTATTTTTAGTTGATTGTCAAGCCTTTAATTTTACTACTTTTTACTGTTATTCCAGTCATATATTTGATTTAATTTAAGTCTTATTTCATCTGGATCGTCACCAAACTCTTTAGCAAGAGCTTTAAAAGGTTTGAGTCGTTGATTTCTACTCTCTAATACTTCAATTCTACGTTTTAATTTTTCTTTTTCATCACCAATTGTCAGTTCTCTTTTTGCTTTTATTTGTCTTAGTGATATATTAGCAGCAATTAAAAGTAACACTGCAAGTGGATCAAATACAAATATCAATATCAATATTACAATTCTAACAGCACTATCAAAGTTGTCTTGTGCGTTCTCACCATAGATTAATTCTGCCACATATTTGATAGGTCCTACTTCTGCTTCTATTTTATCTTGCTCTAATTGTAAACTTGCTTTTGAATTTGTAAGTTCAGCAATCTTATCACTTGCGTTATTAATTGCTGTGTTTAAAGCATTACGTTCTTCTTCTTGTTTCTTACGTTCTTTTAATCCTTTCGTAACAAATTCCTTTTCAATATAAACTTCCAATGCTTTGTCTAATTGATCAATTGTTTTTTGAGCTCTGTCTATAATAATTTGTTGTTGATTTATTTGTTTATCAATAAGTTCTATTTTAATATTATTACCTGATGTAGGTTTAACTTGGTCTAAGTGAGCTTTTGATAAGAAACCAAAAATACCCATTGATGTAATGAATACTAGTACAATGATTGCTGTAAATAGATATGTTTTTAATAATTTAGGTACATCGCTTTTCCAGTTATGATACAACCAACTAGCTGCAACTAACTTACCAACCTCTAATGCTGTACCCATAGCGATTATAGGCATTGTTGCACCTGCAAATAGTGTTGCTAATCCTATAATTGAATATCCTGCAGCTATTATAGATATGCTTATAGCTGATAGAAAAGTTAATAGTGTAAGAAACATAGTAGTATTATTTATTTAAATACTTCTTCTTATACCAACTGTAAAAATTTTTATCTGTAAATATTTCAGCAACTTCATTTGCTGGCACCTGATCACTACGAATACAATCTGCCATATCCTGATAATCAGTTATATCAACTTTACGTGTCATTTTTTTAGTCATGCTATTTTCACCTATAGTTATTAAAAGTCTTCTTTTTTTTTCACTCTCTAAATAAGTCATCTACTGGATTAGGTTTTCTTTTTGGTTTAGGTTTTACTGTATCCCATGCAACAATATAAGCAATCATCATACCTACAACGGTAAGTAATATACCAAATATACCTAAAATTAATCCATATCCTAGTGTCATCTTAACTCCTCATATTCGTTTTCATATACAAATACATGGTTTTCACCAGAAATTAATATTTGTCTTGCTAGTTTTTTATCAAATCCAGCACGTACTAATCTATCAAATACTTGTTTGTTAGCATTTCTACTTATGGCATTCGTATATACATCTCTACTAGTGTGTAACATAATTACACCCATTTTTTCTTTAGCACTTACAGCTAATAGACCACATAGACTATAACATACTGCATATTCTGGTACATAAAAATATGTTTTATTGTGATTGTAAACCATGTCCATCACGTCACCAATATAGGAAGTTTCACCACCAGGAGAGTTACCAATAAACAAAATATTTTTATCAGCATGTACCATATAAATGCCTCTCAAATTTATTTCAGTTAATACATTAAATTTACCTTTTAACATTATAACAATAGTTTTATCATCTATTTCAACAGGACCATATATGTTTCCGAACATAGGCAAATCAGCACCACCTTGTTTTTCAACTATATA